GTCAAAAAAGCTGCTAACAGAAAAGCTGCAATACGTAACAACGCCGGGGGTGCATACAATCACCAGCTTTTCTGGAATATGATGACCCCTCATACTCACCCATGTAGGGGTATATTAAGAGATGCGATTGAAAAGAAGTTTGGTTCCGTTGAGGAGTTTTACAGTGAATTTACTGAACAAGCTAAATCACATTTTGGCTCTGGTTGGGTGTGGCTCGTCAAGAAAGGTAACACCCTAAAAATTGTACAAACAGATAATCAGGATAACCCTCTTATGTTTAACCAAGGAACGCCAATACTAGGTATTGACGTCTGGGAGCATGCTTATTATAAGAAGTATGGTCCAGATAGAGAGAAGTATATTAAAAACTTCTTAAAAGTTGTTAATTGGGATTATTGTAATCAGCTACTATCGCTTTAACTTCTTCTTTAAGGTAGTTGACATGTATTTTTGACCACTCGTGTTTATCGAGAGTTTTATAAAATATAACTAGGCCGTCACACTTCTTACCTGAGATTGCTTCATACATATGAGCATATAAAGATAGCTGCAAGGCGTATGAATTAAATTCACATACAGTTAGGTGACTTACCGGGCCATTCATATACTCACCATACTCATTGGTATACCTGAAGCGCTTGTTAGTTTTAAAATCCCCTACCTTAAAGCTCTTTGCATTTTCATAAATTAAATCACCTGTACCTGCAATTCCATTAACTGTATCATATAGCTTTTCCTCAGCGCGCAGCTTAGGGTAACCTTTAAATACATCTTCATGTGACTTGTACGATTTATAAAGATCTTTATATTGGTCTTCTCGTTTATCATCTACGAGAAAATCTTCCATTACTTTGTGTATATGGGTACCGTAATCACATGCTTTATTTTTAACCGCTTCCCATTGCTCGAGAATAAAATCGACATGAACGCCTTCGCGTTTAGCAATTCGAGTTGCGTTACCTATTGCATCAAACTTAGGTTTGTATTTACCGAGCAGAGTTGTTACTGATATTAACTGTTTACCGGTTTCCGTATCTGTATACGTATGAGATGCCTCATCAAAATGTATCATAATATTATTATAACATAAGACCTTGAAAATGCAAATTCTTATTATAAAATATACGTATGAGGTTAGCTATTAGCGGTACAGGTTGTCAAGGTAAATCAACATTAATTAAGGACTTCCGAGAAGAATGGCCAATGTATAAAGCTGAGAGCCAGACATACCGTGATGTGATTACTAGCGAGAAGTTACCTCATAGTAAAGAAGCTACTAAAGATACTCAATGGAGGATTCTCAATCATATGATTGACGAGATGCAGACCTTCGAACCTGGCGATAATGTTATTATGGATAGATGCCCTATTGATAACTTGGTTTACTCTCTTTGGTGTTTTGAGAAAGGTGTAGGTGATATTGATAAGGAATTTATCGATAAATGTATACCTCTTGTCTGTGAGAGTTTAAAGCAGTTGGATATTATATTCTTTACACCTATTACTAAAGCAGCTCCTATTACTCCGGTTGCGGATGGTGTACGTGAAGTAGATCCTACCTACATTAAAGAAATTGACAACCTATTCAAAATGATTGGAGCACAACATATTGAAAACAACGGTCTTAATCCATTCTTTCCTAAAGAAGACGCTCCGGGCTGGATTGAAGTGTTCGGAGATAGGCCTATTAGAATAGCCATGATTAAGCAATATCTAGATGAAACCGGAGACCTTGTCGGCGGGTGGGAAGTTACACCAGAGCCTGATATTGTCGATACTAATAACCAGTCTGTTAACGAAGAAGCAAATGCTATGAAAGCATTACTCGAGGATCAGCAAAATACTAAAGAGTTTGAGAAGGACCTGGCGCATCAGAAACAGCTAATCAAAGATACTCTAGGCGATAAGGAAATCGACGAAATTGACAGCTTATACAATCCTAGAGGCTAAGCTGTCAGCCTAAATTAATTTTACGGATTTAACGCTGCGGAAAGCTCTGCAATCTGAGTTGTGTGTAACTCGATGGTACTTTTGAATGTAGTATTTTCTAAACCTACAACGAAGTTACTAAAATTTAACCTATTAGTCGCATTAGGTGTCTGGATAATTATAAAGTCTCCATTACTAACTTGATTGGTTTCTGGTAACTGATTGATACTAACGTCTGTGCTTGCCATATAAATTATTTATCATAAAATATATATAATGTCAAAGATTGGTGTAGGTATAATAACGTGTAATAGGAATGATTTTTATATTAAGTGTATTAATAGCATTAAATCCGACTGGTTCGATGAGATTGTTACCATTAATGACGGTGATGAGCCTATAGCAACTACAGACGCTCCTCATCGTCATATTATTAACAACGGGAGGAATTTAGGTGTTTGTAAGAGTAAAAATAAAGCGCTTACACACCTATTATCAAAAGGCTGTGAGTATATTTTTCTCGTAGAGGATGATATGGTGTTTAAAGGTAATGCGTTTGAAGAATATATTAGAGCAAGTAAGATTACTGGTATACAACATATGTCGTTTGCATACCACGGGCCGGCCAATAAGGGTAATATTAGTAAAGGTAAACCTAAGCCGAGAAAGGTAATTGATTACGGTGACGTAAAAATTGCACTAAATCAGCACTCAGTTGGTGCTGTATGTTTTTATACCAAGGAAGCATTAGATAGTGTAGGTATATTTGATGAAGAGTTTGATAAAAATAATTTTGAACACGTGGAGCATTCATACAGTCTCGCTAAAGCCGGTTACAGTACACCTTATTGGTGGTGGGCCGATCTCGCTAATAGTTGCGATTTTATTGAAGAACAAGCTTGTAGTGAAGAATCCTCATCGATAAGAAGAGGTGATGATTGGCAGCAAAAAATAATTGACAGTGCATACTTATTTCAGAAGAAGCATGGTTATATGCCAGCTTGGCAAAATGCAGTACCTGATACTCCATTAGCTGATGTTATTAATATTTTAAAGAGCATGAGAAAATGATATCTTTTATTGTAGCCTATAAGCAAGATACAAAAGAAAGGGCAGTAAATTTAGAATACTGTAAGCAGTACTATCAACGACTTGTACCTGGTTGTGAGATTCTAATTAAAGAATCATCTGATAATAACTTTAATAAGTGTGAGTTATATAACAAAGGAGCATTAGAGGCTAATCACGATGTTTTATGTTTTTTAGATAGTGATGTATTTGTCTCAAAATACTCTATTCAGAAATCTATTGAATTGGCAGATACGGATAATGTCATTATAGGTTATAATGGAGTTGCTATATACCTATCATATAAATCTAAACGCATGTTAACTTGTGATTTGACATATCAGAATATGTTGGAGATGCTCCCGTTAAATTACGTACCGTCTCGATTGGAGAAAAATGAGCTGTTTGAGGTAGGCAATCTTAAAGCAGTCGGTGGCTGCTTGGTAATGTCTAAAGACTGCTTTAAAGATGTTAACGGGTTTAATCCTAATTTTATTAACTGGGGATATGAAGATAATGAAATTGTAACTAGGTGTCATAAACTTAAAAAGAATGTTATTTTAGCTAATACAAAATGCCCGTACCTATTTCATTTACCTCATCATGATGTTGATGAGGATAAGAGTATACACGACTATTACAATAGTAATCAGCTAGAGTACAGGAAGATATGTGAGATGAACTATAACGATTTACAGGAGTATATAAAGACATGGAAACTGTAGATGTAATTATACTTTCAAATACAGCTAATTTAGAATACTACCGTAAACTTGAAAAGTGTGTTAAATCTTTAAAATCAAATAGTAATATTGAAACCAATATTATTGTTATTGAGACAAATAAAAAATTGAGAGGTAAAGATATAAAACTACCAATCGATACATTCTATATTCCGGAGGATGCAGAGTTTAATTATAATAAGTTTTTAAATTACGGTCTCACTTTTTGTAAGCACGATTACCTATGTATATCAAATAATGATGTGTATTATAATATAGATGTGTTATATACTTTAGTTAAACATTTAAATGAGTATGATTCTGTTAGTCCATGGGACGATAACTCGACCTGGCGCTTTCACCAAACCAAAGGAATACATGTAGGCTACTCTACTAGGATGTTTGTAACCGGTTGGTGTATTGTAACAAAGAAAAGCACTATAGATAAAATTGGCGGTAAGTTTGATGAAAGATTTTCCTTCTGGTTTCAGGACGATGATTATTCTAAACTACTAGAAAGTAATAACTTAACACACGCTTTAATTGGTGATGTGTCAGTATGGCACGATTGTGGGCAGAGCCATGAATTATTCAGCGAAGAAGATAGACAAAAACAAACCCATGGGTTATCGAAAGTCTTTGACGAAAAATGGAAATAGAAAATAAAATAACATTACGGGATAATAATTTTGGTGGTAGAGATATTCAAAATATGCCAGGGGTTAATTTTTCCTGGTGTACGGATGATGCTATAGTAAGTGAGCATGTCTTTTTTACTGATAATAAATTACGTGATGTAGATAGGAGCCAGTATAATAACGTTAAGAAGGTCGCATGGCTACTCGAACCTAAAGGTATAGACCCGGGCATATATGATTGGATTTTAGAGAACTATCATAAATTCAATAATGTATTGACGTTCGATAGAGAGATTATATCTCAAATTAATAACGGGTTATTTCAGCCGTACGGTACATATTGGGTTGAGAAAGATAGCCCAGTAAAGAGCAGCTCAGTCTCTATGATTGCATCTTGTAAAAAAGAAGCCATTGGTCATAAGATTAGACATTCAATATATAACCACTTCAGCAACTGTATAAATACATTCGGTACTATCACCGGTAGCCGTTTAGTTAGTAAAGATGTAGGCTTGAGTGATTTTAGATTTTCTTTTGCTGTCGAAAACTGTATACAAGATGGATATTTTACTGAGAAGATACTCGATTGTTTTGCAACGAAGACCATCCCAGTGTATTGGGGTTCTCGCTCGGTCGGAGAATTCTTTAATAATGATGGTATTATCTTTATAGACGATTTTGAGAGTATTGAAAGTGTAATTAACTACCTCAGTGAAGATGTATATAATAGTAAACTCGGAGCAATTGAAGATAACTTTAATAAGATTGACGACTACCATATACCAGAACTTTACATTGAGAAAAACTACAAACACTTACTACATTGATCTGCTTATAAAGTAATACTAAGTATATAATGTGATGTTAATTAATCTAGTAACACCCTGCTCTAGGCCTGAAAATCTAGCTGCCATAGCTAAAAGTATTAATATACCGTCGGAAAATTATCGCTGGATTGTAGTCTTCGATGCACCTACATTGCCCGATATAGAATTACCTAATAATGCAGAATTATATGCTCATCAACAAGATGAAAGTATTTCTGGAAATGCGCAGCGCAACTACGCTCTTGCATTAATAAATGACGGGTATGTTATGATGCTTGATGATGATACAACCTTACATTCAGATCTCTGGTCAAGTGTAAAGGGATATACGTCTGATATTATTTGTTGGAAGCAAGATAATAAAGATGGTACTCACCGGCTTGATGCTGGTAAATTTGCACTCAACCATATTGATAGTGGCTCCTTTATGGTTAAGCGACCTGTAATTGGCGATACACAATGGAGTGTTGGGGTATATGGTGCGGATGGTCTCTACGCTGTAGAGGTATTTACCAAATCAACCAGTCAACAAAGTGTTGATAAATACCTTTCAACGTATAATTACTTACGATGAGTTATAAGACAAAAATAGACCAGTTGCTTGAAACACCTAGAATATACTGGATGGAATTAGACGCCATTTCAAACAATGTTGCTGGTCTCATAGATCTATGCAAAAAGTATATTAAGAAGAGTGATCATGGCGTAGAGCATGGGAGTTTTTCAGGAGTGAGTAGTAGAGTAATCGCTCTTCACTGTGAGAAGTTAGATTGCGTTGACCCCTGGTCATGGGCAGCAGTAAAGGAAGCTGAAAAAATGTTTGATAAAATCTTAGTCGATTACCCGAATATTACAAAGGTCAAGTTACCAGGTACAGAGGCTGCTAAGTCGTATGAGGACCATTCTCTCGACTTTGTATATATTGATGCAGATCATACTTATAGCGCAGTAGTGGAAGACATTAATACTTGGAAAAGTAAAATTAAGCAAGGCGGATATATTGCAGGGCATGATAGCTATATGCCTGAGGTATTAAATGCAGTAAAGGATTGCTTAGGAGAGCCTATTGAGACCTTCTCAGATACTAGTTGGATATTTCAACTATAATCACCTACAACATCAACTTTATAGTTGATAACCTATCTTTTATAATCTATAATACAGATATATGATTATAAAAGATATTCAAGTTTACGACGGCCCGCTTATTCATAAGAGATTCGCATACGATTATTTCCGTAATAAAGTATTACCTACTGGTAATATTATCGCGTTTAGATGTCCAATGGATGTGAGTATTGACGGGATGATTGATCAAGAGGATGTACTGCAGGGCGATTATATCTATAGTGATGATGCAGTTAACTTCTGCTGGGAGATTCCTAGCCTAGATAAGTTCGGCGCCGTAGCGTTTCAGCGCTTGCTTAACACTCAGATTGCTAGTATACTAGCTGGGTTAACTAATAAGCCGATTGAGGTAGATGGTGATGACCTAATGGTTCATGATGAATTTGAAGGTAATGACGGTAAGTTACAAGCTGTTGGTAAGTGTAGTGTGAGTATTACGTACTCAAAAGATAATGTAGCTATCGGGCATACAGGTATTAATATTAATGCTGGTAGTAAAGCTCCTGCATTTGCTTATAGTACTAAACTTGATGAAGAGCAGACTCAAGAGTTTATGACTAGGGTTATTGATACCTTTTACGGTATGGTGGATGATATCTTTATCGCTACTACTAAGATTAATCTATAATGACTATTTTTCAGTATCTAAATAGCTTACTTTATAGTAAGAAGGTAATAGATATGAACTGCGATGATGAGTCGCAGTTCAACCTGTTTATGATCAATCGGTGGACTAGTATGTATTCGCCGGAGATGGCTAATTATATTAACGAGTCGAGTAATAAATATTGGAGCCTGTTTGATGACAAGCAAAATCAATATAACTATCTATACAACCTACTGCCTCGCTTGAGGTTTAAGAAGATTAGTTACCTCAAGAAAACTAAAAAGGATAAGGTGAAAAAAGAAGAAGAGCCGATCTTACCTGAGTTTATCTCTAAGAGAGAGTATAAGCGTAATGTTGATTTACAAAAAATGCTTTATAAGTAGTCTATATGGCTGAAGCATCTATTGACAACCTAGCAACAAAAAGAAGCTTAATTGATTTGAGTTCCCATAGCGATGGAGACTTCGATCTAAGCAAAGAATTTATTTTATCGTTTGTATATGACGATATTATTTTAGTAGAGTATATTGATGAAGCTCCGGATGCTTCGGGTGATAATATTATGAGAGATGGTATTTATATACCTACAAATACTCTCACAAAAACATGGCGCAAAGCTAAGGTTGTCCTAGCTGGACCAGAATGTAAATATACAAAAGCTGGTGACATCGTTATGTTTCCAAATGATAAAGGTGCATCCGTCGCAAATATTCAAATCGCTGATTACGGTACAATGAGTAAAGGCATGTTTTTAAATGAGCAAAGATTGTTCGGTATTTGTAAAAGACGGGAAGATATAAAAGACGATAATGCTTAAAGTTAACCGCCAGAGCTTATTGCAGTTATTAGATAGAAATGTCTGTGAAATAACATTTATCAAACGTACTACAGGTGAAGTACGTACAATGCTCTGTACGAACGACCAGACTATTTTAAATAGTGTAAATGGTAGAACAACTTTAAACTACAAGCCGCCTTCTAGATTACCTGAGTATGCACCTGGTCCAAAAAACTTAGTATTAACTTGGGATATTTTCATGCAAGATTGGCGAATGATTAGTATGGATAATTGCAATCTCATTAAGAGTATACCACGAGACGAATTCTGGGAATATTTTAACACTAGTGTTTATACTATGACGACCGAACAGAAACAACAATTTATGGGTAAATGAGACAAGTAGCAGCTATAGAAACGCAATTGAATGACTTCTTGTTGAGAGATGTAGTATTTCTCTTGAGTAATGGTAAAACTCTTAAAAAAGGTAAATTAATTTTATTTAAGTTTAAGGAATTTCACTTTGTATTCACGTTAAGGAATCATAAAGATGAAACACGAGTTTATGAAATACCTTACCCGTATAGTTGGGAACGGCATGACGCTGGCAATTTAAAGTTTTCCTACGAGCTTAAAGACCTTGCCGGTACGAGTAAGACTCTTCTTTACCGTGTAAAATTACTCGACAAATCGAATTGTAATAAGTTTTATGATTCAAGCCTTGTTTTATCTGTAGTGTAGCCTATAATGGTTACATGGTAGGTAAACTTTTAAATAACTTTCCTCAGGGATATACCCCGAGTAGTCAACAAGATAAGATAATTAGAAAAATTGACGGAGCATTTAGCTCTGGAAATAAATTCGTTATATGTTGCGCGCCTACCGGAAGTGGTAAGAGTTTTATATCAAAAACTCTCGCGAATGCTTCAACTCCCTTTACTGATAACTTTACTGAGTTGGTTAATACATATGCAGCCTTTAAGATGGACTCTAACGGTAATTATGCGCATGCGAGCGAATGCAAAAATGACCTGCCGGCCGGGGCGTTTGCATTAACTATTACAAAGGCTCTGCAAGACCAATACCAGGATTTATTCGAAGATACAGCTGTACTGAAAGGTAAGGCGAACTATAGAAGTACTATTGACGAGAATATTGATGTCGAGCAAGAGTCTGTAGTAATGCCGAAGAAGATTCTAGATGCTCATAGACAGGCTAATAAATGTGACTATCATAATGACCGTAATGCTGCTCTTACTAGTAAGTTCACGGCTTTAAACTATAAGATGTTCTTAGCGTTGCCCGATCATGTCAAGTATAAGAACTACATTATATGTGACGAGGCATCTGAGTTAGAAGATGAAATCATCAAGCAATTTTCTGTAGCGATTGATATTCAAAGATTGCAGAAACTTAAAGTTAAGATCTTCCCGCTCGCATCTACTAAAAATACTGCTGTTAAAAAGTGGTTAAATGAAGTACAGTCAACCATTATTGAGCATATTAACATATTGACTGATGGGATTAAATTAGGCCTCTCAAATAACGAGTTATCTAAGTTAAAATATCTTAGGAGCTTGCATAGTACTTTAGTATTGATTAGTGATACCTGGCAGCAGTGTGAGTATATTGTACAGGTGGAGGATAAGTTTAATATCAGACTTACTCCGCTCAAGGTCGATACCCTCTCGAGCTATATCTTCAAGTATGCTGAGAAAGTTTTATTGATGTCAGCTACAGTTATTGATCATAAGAACTTAGCTAAGACTCTAGGTATTAAGGAATATAAATATGTCGAGTCTGGTAGCTCATTCGACCCAGCTAAAGCACCTATATACATATCTAGATCTAATCGGCTCAATCATGCTAACCTACAAAAAGCTCTACCATCGATTGTAGAGCAGATAAAGGAGATTTGTAAGAACCATAGCGGTGATAAAGGTATTATACATACACATACAAATTACATTACCGGATACCTCCAAAGAGGTTTAAGTGATTCGAGGTTTCTTTATCGAGATGGTATGACCCGTAATGAAGAAATCTTAGAAGAACATACAGCGTCAGATCAACCAACCGTATTAGTAAGTCCGTCCTTAGGATTGGGGGTTGACCTTAAGGGAGACCTAGCACGTTTTCAGATTATTATTAAAGCTGCGTACCTACCACTCGGAGATGATAGAGTAAAAAAGATGTTTGAGCAGGATAAGCAATGGTACGCTAATAAGATGCTCTCAAACTTTATACAACAATGTGGTAGGGGTATACGTAGTCAGGATGATCATTGTGTCACGTACGTTCTAGACGCTAATATATACGATGCGATTATACGCAATAAGTCAAAATTACCTAAGTACTTCCTCGACCGGTTCATTTAAACAACCTTATTTGTATAAATATTTATCGATGGGAACGTTTGAACAATATTACTACATTGATGAAAATTTTAAGAGTGCGATCGCAGCAGGCGCATTAGGCTTAGCTTCACTCGCTGGAGGTACAACAACAGCCGATGCCGGCATTACGTTTGACTCTCCTTCTAAAGTCGCTTCTAAAATATCACCATCTCCTATCTATAACCCTGGCTTTATACAAGAAGTAAAGTCTGCTGAAAACTCAGTGATGGCTGGTTGGAGAAATAATAAATTCTACCCTTACTCGAGCGCTGAAGGTGGTACAGATACTATAGGCTACGGCCATAAGCTCACCGGTAGTGAGGTTAGATCCGGTAAGTTTTCGCCCGGGTTAACCGAAGCAGGGGCTACAGCGCTACTTTTAAAAGATCTCCGCGTCTCGGAGGACAGATTGAGACGGCATCTAAGAGAGAGATTTAATGTAGACTATGATCAACTATATCTCAACCAAAAACAAATACTTCTCGACTTCACCTTCAACATAGGTAATGTCACTACTAAATTCCCTAAGTTTACACGTCATGTACTCAACAAGGATAAAGCAGGTATGCTTAAGGAATATGAAAGAAAGTACCGGGATGATAAGGGTGTAGTACATCCAATACAAGATAGAAATGAAAGAACTCTCCGCTTTATTAAGAGTCAGTTTTAACTTTCTTTTTTTTCTTCCTTACCGGTAGAGTAACAAACATCGTCTTCATTTTACCACCCGGCTGCCCTTTAAATCCTGAAATAGCTTTAGTACTATGTGGCTCATTCATTTGAGGATTGATAGTACCATACTTACCACTAGGCCTAACCTTAGCCGGTCTCTTAGTATCAGTAGGAGCAGTAAAGTCCTCAAGAAGTTGATTATACAGATCGTTAAAGGTCATACTACTATTTAGAGTTTAAAGTTGAAAATCCCACAATATACCATATAATTATATGATGCCAAGCACTCAAAAGATTAATTGCGTCGTCACAGGTAAACCTACCGTTTACTCTGGTGACTTCCTCCAAAAGAAGATAGACGAATACGGTGATGAGGCTAATCTCATAAAATACTATATTTGCAGAGAAGCTAAAGCCTTTCTTAAAAAGGGTTATAAGTGTGAGGATATACGAAAAGTATTAAATGTATGTGACACTGTATTATATCCTTCTGAAGACGTTATAACATTTATACAAGAGAAGTTCGGTAAGAAAAGTATCCTAAAAGATCACCCTAGCTTTAATAACGCGTTAACAGGATTTACCTATAATAAAACTGATTCTGACGTTGAACAATTCATAAAAGAGTATATAATCAAGGTATGAACTTAACTGCTCGAATTAATAACGATAAGGTGGAAATCTTTGATGCACAAACTGGTGGTATCCACGCATCACACAGCCTACCACCTGGTGAATATAGTGGACCTACTATCTCCGGTAATATGGTTTCTGTGACTATCAAGACCCCCTATACAGGAGATAAGATTAGAACCATTGATCTTAAGACAGGCGCAATGATCAGTGAAATCTCAATGTAATGGTTGATATAAGATTAGTCGAGGAACCTGTCGATATCGATAAGTTTGAATCATTTGACGATGATCTGCCTACCCTATTTCTGGGATTCGCTATTAAAAATGAGTATGATCACAAACGTCTTTCTATTAATAAAAGATATAATCCAAAAAAGGTATTAATAGCGTTTGAGAAAGAACCAGATAGTTACGCTATATTACCATTATATGGTATCTTTTTAGAGTTGAATAAGACTGGTAAAGAGTTAGCTGATACTCTACTAAAACAGCAAAAAGAAAACACAGTAGATATTGTAACATACGAGCAGATACTAGATGAGTACAATATGACATGTCATGATGCATACTCGTACCTTAATAAACGCATCTTTCCTGTCGACTTTAAAGCATTTACACACCTAACAGATGATCCTATTATCGATGATAAGAAGATTCTTCAGCACTTGCTCAAATTAAATGAAAGTGAATTTAATTTTCAAAGATTTGGGGCATTTAAACTATTAATCCTAACAAAATAAAGTAAATAAACTCATATATGAACATCGTGAAAAGAAACGGGGAATCAGTACCCTATAACGTGGAAAAAATTCACCGAGTTATTGAATGGGCCGTAGAAGGCATTAAAGGCGTAACAGCGTCTGACATTGAAATTAATGCCGATCTGCAGAAGAAGGAAGGTATGACAACAGTTGAAATTCACGATGTCTTAGTTGATTCAGCTGCAAATCTGATCAGCCTTAGTTCGCCGAATTATCAATATGTTGCAGCGCGCTTACTATCATATCATCTACGTAAAGAGGTATGGGGCGGTAAGAATCCACCTAAGCTTGTTGACTTCATTAACGAGAATGTGCATGAGAATGATGTATATGATGAAGATATCTTGATGATGTATGATAAGACAGAGATTAATAAACTCGATGAATATATCGACCACAGCCGTGATGAAAACTTCACGTATGCGGGTATGAGGCAACTATGCGATAAGTATCTTATACAAGACAGATCTACTGGAAGACTTTACGAGACTCCTCAATTTGCTTATATGATTATTGCCATGGTATGCTTTGGCCAGTATACAGGTGATGAACGTATTGCTTATATAAAGAAAGCGTACGATTACTTCTCCAAGTTTAAGATCAACATACCTACACCGCTAATGGCTGGTGTACGTACTAAGATAAGACAGTATGCATCTTGTTGTTTGATTGATATCGATGATACACTACCTTCTATCTTCTCGTCCTCCGCAGCAGCTGGTTTCGCTACAGGTTCAAGATATGGTATTGGTTTAAACATTGGCCGTGTGAGACCAATTAACTCTCCTATTAGAAATGGTGAGGTCTTGCATACAGGCGTTATCCCGTTCCTTAAGTTAATGGAATCTACCGTTAAGTCTTGCCATCAGAATGGTATTAGAGGTGGTTCTGCTACAGTTAACTTTCCCTTCTGGCACTATGAGGCTGAAGATATGTTAGTGCTTAAGAATAACTCTGGTACTGATGATAACCGTGTTAGAAAACTTGACTACTGCATTCAATTCAGTGAGCTGTTCTATAAGAGGTTTCTTAGGAATGAAGACATTACTCTATTCTCTCCAAATGAAGCGAAAGATTTATATGATGCATTCGGCCATGAAAACTTCGATGAACTGTACGAGCAGTACGAACGTAAGACTTCATTAAAGTTTAAGAAGACTATACCGGCTCGTTCCTTAATGTCCCTCTTCGTTAAAGAGCGTGTTGAGACAGGTCGGATTTACTTCATGAATATCGATCACTGTAATCAGCGTTCTGCGTGGGATACAGATATTAAGATGACTAACCTATGCGTTGAAGTATTACACCCTACGAAGCCTCTACAAGATACCTCTGATACTGATGCTGAAATTGGTATTTGTATTCTCTCAGCTATTAATGTGCTAGAGATTCAATCTGATGCTGAGATGGAAAAAGTATGTGATATTATTATTCGTATTCTAGACCAGCTTATCGATTACCAAGACTACTTCTTACCTGCAGCTGAAAACTTTACTAAGAATAGAAGATCTCTTGGTATTGGTATTACGAACTTCGCTGCTTATCTTGCTAAGAAGGGAGTAGGTTATGAAGATGCTGAAGCTCCAAACGTTGCCGATGAGCTGATGGAGAAAGTACAGTATAGTCTACTCAGTGCATCATGTAAGCTCGCAGAAGAGCAGGGTGCATGTCCTAAGTTTAATGAGACTAAGTACTCTAAGGGTTGGTTGCCAATTGATACATATAAGAAAGAAATCGACGAGTATGTGACGAGAGAGAATTCCATGGACTGGGAGGCTCTTAGAGCAAGAATTAAGGAGTTTGGATTAAGACATAGTACAGTATCTGCTATTATGCCTTGTGAGAGTTCTTCAGTTATTCAATGCTCTACTAATGGCATTGAGCCTGTTAGATCCTTTATTACATATAAGAAATCCAAAGCAAGAACGTTACCCGTTATTGTACCTAATTACTCATCGTATAAGAGTAAGTATACTCTAGCATATGATATGAAGAGTAATGAAGGTCTTATTAAGATCGTAGGTGCGTTGCAGAAGTGGGTTGATATGAGTATTAGTGCTAATGTATATTATAACTATGCTCATTACGAAGGCGGAGCACTACCGGATTCTAAGGTAATCAAGGAGTTACTACTAGCTTATAAACTAGGTTGGCGGACTGGCTATTACCTGAATACTGATGATGGAGATAAGCAAAGCTCAGGTGAAGATGCAGTCGATGACGGTTGCGAATCTGGAGCTTGTGCAATATAAATAAGTAACACCAATATAATATAATTAAAACATGAAGACTGTTCTAAATACAAAAAATATCGATACGACAAAAGAGCCTATGTTTCTAGGCGAAGATCTATCTCTGCAGAGGTATGATAGGTTTAAATATCCAAAGTTCTTTGAGCTATGGAGAAAGCAGGAAGAATTTCACTGGCTACCAGAAGAGGTATCTTTGACGAAGGATCGTAGTGATTATGAAAATCTAACGGATACAGAGAGATTTATCTTTAATAGTAATCTTAAATGGCAGACCATGACTGATAGTATGCTCTCTAGAAGTATTCATAATATTAAGAACTATGTATCTAACCCAGAGCTTGAAATCTGTATGACCTCTTGGGCGAGATTCGAGACTATTCATAGCTACTCATACACATACGTACTGCAAAATATCGCAAAAGATGCTACAAAGTTCTTTGATTCTATTCTTGAAGATAAGGAGATTGTTAAAAGAGCAAATGAAATTAGTAGCGCGTATAATACTCTACTTGGTGATGATGGTGGTTGCATGAAGCAACGAATTTTTAATTCCGTACTAAGCACTCAGATTACTGAAGGATTGGCTTTTTATACTTCTTTCGCATGTTCGTTCTTCTTCGGCTATAAAGGTAAGATGGAAGGTACGTCAAAGATCGTTGGTCTAATTGCACGTGATGAGAATCTACATACTGCTATTACACAGAATATTATGAAAAACTGGCGCGATAATCCGGATGAAGGTTTCCAGGATATTGTTAAAGACAACGAGCAGAAGGTCTATGATATGTATCGTCTCGCTGTCGCGAACGAGAAAAAATGGGCTGAATACCTCTTCTCTAAAGGGTCTCTCCTAGGATTAAACGCTGACATGTTAGGTGGTTACATTGAATGGTTAGCTAACAATAGACTCAAGTCTCTTGGGTATGACAAGATATTTGATGCTCCTACTAACCCTATTGGAGGCTGGTTAAACAGTTTTACGGATAGTTCAAAAGTACAGGTTGCTCCTCAGGAGACTGAAATTAGTTCTTATAAGATCGGTGCAAGAGATACTGAGATTGATTCATCTGATTTTGATGAGTTTGAACTATAAAAGGAGTTGATTTATTGTATCTATACGTTAAAATGACTGTATATGAATATGAAAAATACAATTAAAACCACTATCCTTTTACTGCTTGCAGCTACTGTTGTAAATGGTCAAGGCGTACAGAATACTAAAGATAAGAATGTAGTCGAGTTCGGTTATTACGAGCAACGTATCTACAGAGGACAGGTTGACGCTACAGATGCATCTTACGTTAAAGCGTCATCTGAGGTTGGTACACTTCGTAATCTTAGTATTGTTGGTAGTGTCGAGCTCGTAGAAGATAACAGTAGGGATCAACTTCATGCCTCCTTAGGCACGGTACTCAGTACACCAATTGGTGATATCGATACGCGCCTAATCGCACATAAAACTGAAGGTTCAGATTTCACCTTTGAACTCGAGGGTCAATATAAGGTATCTCCTTTTGACTTCGTTGATGCTAACTTCTCTCTAAGCTTGGAGAATGGAAGTAATACAATTGACTATTCAACTCAGACGATTTATACACCTGCTCTAAACATCTCTAAGACGTTTACATCTTCATACTTTGATCTAGTACTTGGTGGTGAGATTGGTAAGAGTTATGGTCTCGAGGACAGCTTTCAATACATTCAACTATATACTAGAGTAGAAACTATCATTAATGATAAAGCTCATGTCTACGTGCAGTTTAACTGGCTCGATAATGATGATGTAGTATATGATTCAACCACATTCGCCTCTAGTGAAAACTTCGATTCATCTATTCAGGCAGGCGTTTCGTTTAATTTCTAACCTAACCTAACCCAAAAATGCCCCTTTCTACGGAGAGGGGCATTTTTTTGTAAAAAATATACTGTATAAAGTAATTACTTCTTTGAATCTCTTATATAGCTAATATCTTTCTTTATCTCCGCAATACCAATCTCCAGCTTTCTATACTCTGCAGAGTGTATGATATTACCGTCATCATCAATGAGTTTAGATATGAGCCGTTCAATTTTAACGAGTACAATTGTTAAACCTGAGAGTTCTGCTTGATTAGTGCTTATTAGAAATCGTATTGACTTGGTCTCCATTTCGAGATTTTCAACCTTTAGCATCAATATTTGTTTATCCTTTTCATATGTATCCAGAGCGACATATTTGCTATTAAGCCATAGAGCAGCAGTTGCCGCAGTTAGAGCGATGATGAATGTGGAAAAGTGAATGTTACCAATAAAATTTTTTATTGTCCTACTTGTAAGAGACATACCAATATTTAATTAATAGCAGTTTAATTAGCTGGTAAATAAAATAGTTTTTTTAAAAAACTTACTATTTTTGACCATTCGATCTCGGAGAGGCAGCTGATCGACCCGCGCCGCCATTTAGCGATGTAGCAGCTTCCCTGACAGCATTATTCGTATCTTTAAGCGTTAGAGGTAGATTAGCAAAAGCATGGTTATGATTTTCAATAATTATATCATTAGTGCTTATCGTAATAGTACCATTCCAGTTACCAGAGTTGCCATTAATGGTACCGGTAAACGATGCACCGTATGTGGCGCCTGGTGTTAATCTGACTTGGGTAGACTCTGTTACTTGATACTCCCTAGGAGCAGTTACATGTTGTAGGTACGTTTCACCCTCAACGAGCATACCACCACCTATAAGAACGTTTTTGGATACACCTAAACTACCATCGACTAAAATCTGTCGCTGTCTCTTATTTCTTAATCTAAGTATATCAGCTGAAATATTAACTACCTTACCGTCGATATTAACTTCATTAGAAGAACCGACATTCACTTGTTCACCGGTTACGTTTGTAATAGTACCTACAACGTTAGTAGGTCCGTAAGATTTTAGGTTTAAGCCACCTGCACCTACAATGACATTATATCTATTTGAAACGTTAAGAGTTGACGTACCACCTGGTAGGTCTTGTACATGCACGTATTCAACAAGGGGAGTACCTTCGCCATCCACATAAACAGTACCACCGGATGACTTTATTTCACTACTTGTAAATTTACCAATAGGATCATATCTAATACTACCGAAATCGTTCATTTCAAGGCCAATAGTCTCTACCTTATTCTTCGAGATATTAATAATTTCACTACCACCAATGCCTAATCCTTGTTCGATGGTAGTTAATTCTTCTAAATTAGCATCAAGAATCTCCTTTAATTGATCTTTCCTCTCGTCTATCTCCCACGCACCACCTTCAGTGGACGGGCTCGGTTCAGATACAGAAGGAGATGTGCCTGAGGGGCCAGATGCAGTACCTGTCAGCACTACCTCATTCTCGCCAACATATGTACCTAGATCGCCTGGAGCGGAGCTTGACTGACCAGCTAATGTAGGAATTACCTCTGTACCTGCCGGGTTAGCTCCGAATGTACCAGACTGTTCTTGTAGATCACTATTACGGTTTACCGTTACAAAACCATCTGGGCTAACAATATCGTTATTACCTGTTCTTTTTATTTCGAAGAGCTGCTTAAACTCCTGAATGGGGCCAACAATATCTTTCCACTCCTGAAACGCACCTCTATCTAGGTTACCAATTTTCTTATATTTGTCTCTTAAGACGATTTCGTCAAAATCCTTCTGTGTAAACTCGTTTCTAAATCCATTTACAGTCTCGTAATAATCATTTTGTACGAGAGTGTTTTTATTCGCTGTTGCTAGCTCGATTGTAGCTTGATTATTCATCTCAAAATGTGAGCCTGAATATTGACCTAGTACAACCTTCTCACCTAAGTCTGTATTTACAAACTCTAGTTGCCCGCCTTTTTGATTGATTACATATTTATTTCTATATGTATTCGCATCTGCATTATCATCCGTAGTACCAGCAGATCTATTTTCATATGTACCTGGGTAATCATTCACACCCTTCTCACCAAAGATACCTGCCCAGTCTTCCTGACCATAACTGCTAGCGAAATATACAGGGAATTGTATATTACCTTCTCTGAAGAATACCCATACATGTGCACCTACAGCAGGTATAGAGAATGAACCTCTAGCAGCATTATTATATGCATTAGGGGTATAATTGTATGTTAGCGGATTAGGTCTATTTGCGTAAAACTCTGCAGTGTCGAAAGCGTCGTTGAAGGTGACTTCTTCGTCGTAGAGAGAATGCGGAGCATTACCATCAGCACCAGAGGTACCTTCCGTTATGGTGCTTAAAAAATTAGAATACGACTTTGTACCTGTTTCATTATAGTTATTGAATCTACCTGTAGCACTCTCACCTACTAATGGCCCAGCATATTCTGCCCATGGTAGGATTTGCTTTAGTTCATTTAATATAGGACCGGTATCACCATTTACATTATCACCTAAGATACTATCGATGCTTTTATCTGATTGACCATCGAGCCATGAAGAGTCTGAAAGAGGTGTAAGGTGCGGTATGAAGACCTTAACTCTACCATATTGATCTGGGTCATTATTCTGTATAACGACCCCTAGGTAGTTCCCGAAATGCTTTTTTTCCTCCATGTTAATATTTAAAAGAAAGTAGTTACATTGCTATGGTTTATGGTTTGGCTGCAAGTACGAGAGCTGCTTCTGCATCTCTTCTCCGCTGCAAACCTGGTACTGAAGGCCATATTCTCTTCATCTTTGAAAGCTCCTCAGAAATATAAGTGTATATATCGGTTACAGGTATATTACCTAAAAGAGCTTCATGAATGTTTCTCATCTCTAGTCTACTGCTTGAACTACTTAGCGAACCTCCGCGGTTAAATACTAATGAAACCAGTGCACCAAAAGCATCAGCATTTAATCTACCGGACTTACCGCCGCTTTGAATTGAACGTGGGAATGTACGTTTAGTCCTCGCAACCTGTACAGGTATAGTCCTATTAATATATACCTGTTCTGCTACGCTCCATGGTATAACTATATCTTTTACTGAACCTATAGCATTTTTCGCAGCAGATTTAGTGAGACCTACAGTTTTCTCTAACCGAGCATAATCACCGGAATCTTTCCGGCCTTTCCAGTCTGCAGCGGATTGACTCTTATTATAATAGCCTAAGTCATAACCGACGCCGATTGTAACACCAGATTGTACACCAGGCCAGGAAGGCCGGCTGAGGAATCTATTATAATAATTAGCGCCGCCACCTACCTCAAAGTCTAGTATTAATTTATACGCCTTTTCACTTAAGAGTGGTGTAGGCGAAGTACCCGTGGTCGTCACGCCAGGTATAGGTCCTGTAAAGGTACCCGCGGCCGGGGCACCTGTAGTCGTTACACCAGGTAAAGAACCTGTAGCGGATCCTCCAATACCTTTACTAGGCACCCTGCCTAGTGTATTTAGTAGAACTGAAGATGTGACCTCTCCTCGCTCAGCGATTGTCACCCCTGCCTTTAATGCTGCAGCTGCTTTTCCGAGTACGTCACCGGTTATTAAACTTTTTGCATCGCCTAGTGCGGAAGCATCTACACTAAAATTACGTAAATCTGTATTTGCGAGCTCACTAACACTAGTAGTGACATCTCCAAGCATATTTCCGAATGATGAAGCTGTTTCACCTACCTTAGTTAAATCAGCCGTTACACAGTCTTTTTGCTGTTTCAGGAAATCAGTAGCTGCAATTCTTACATTTAACTTCTGGTCTTTTAGATTATTTACTGCACCTAACGCGTCTTTTGCTATATCTGGTAGTTTATCAAAAATTGCTGCTGCAGCTAACGCCTTTATTGCACCTAGATCCGGAATCTCACCATTGAGGACATTTGTTGCAGCACTTTGAATCTCGCTGAAATCAGGTATTTCAGGTAATAATCCAGTTAACTTATCTCTATAATTATCAACAGTACTACTTACAAGCGCTGCCATATCCGGTGTCACAGACGCTATAACCTCATCAACCTTAAAATCTTTAACATCAGGGGCTAGCCCACTTATCTGTGAAGGTAGAGCTCCAGTAAGTTTTGAAGCTATATCGTCGATCGGTAACGCGTTGCAAAGATCCGGAATTTCTGGAATTGGGATATCGGGTATACTAAATGCCATATAATTATTTACTGGATATATGCGGTTTAGCCGCTATAATAGGTATATGACGAAAATGATATCACACGAAACTCCTCTATCTATGCTAGAGGAATCGATTACATACAATGATTACGATTATGCTCTAGTACATTTATTTGAAACTCATCCAGATTATCTAAAGTTCTTTAAACGCTCTCTGGCATGTGGTAGAGAGGTTCTACTAGATAATAGTATATTCGAATTAGGCGAAGCATTCGATAGCGTTAAATTTGCTAAGTATGTGAAAGAGCTACGACCAACATATTATATTGTACCTGACGTATTAGAGGATGGGTATCAGACGATTGTAAATTTCTCTAAGTTTAATAAAGAGCATACTGACTTACCTGGTTTGAAAATAGGTGCAGTTCAAGGGCGTACATACGATGAGCTGGTTGAGTGCTATCAGTATATGTCTAGGCACGCTGACTATATCGCGATTAGTTTTGATTATAGCTACTATATCGCGACAGGTAGAGGTGGTACGGAATTAGAGCGTTGGTCTACTGGTAGGCAGAAGTTTATTAGAGACCTTATCAATGACGGTATTTGGAATTGGCAGAAGCCTCATCACCTGCTCGGGTGTTCATTAGCTTCAGAGTTCGGGCATTATAGTGATATTAAGAATATTAGAACGATTGATACTTCTAATCCTGTCGTAGCTGGTATTAAGGAACTACCATATAATGGTAATCTAGGGTTAAAGGATAAACCTTCTATTAAGTTAGCTGATCTTATCGATCATGAAGTAACTGATACTCAGAAGGAGATTATCTACTATAACGTTATGAAATTTAAGTCCATCGTACAATAATATGATAGTTAGTTTTACAGGAGCACAAAGCACGGGTAAGTCTACTCTTCTAGAGAGATGTAGAGATGATGAAAAGTTTTTATCATATGATTTTGAACCTGAGGTAACTAGGTGGGTTAAGAAAACGTATGGTCTATCTATTAATGAGGATGGTGATGAGTTTACTCAGTTAGCTATTCTAAATCGACATATGCATAATTACCTTACGTATAAAGATAAAGATGTTGTCTTAGATAGATGTATATTAGATGGCCTTGTGTATACGCAGTACCTGTATAATAGTGGTAAGGTAAGCGTGGATGTACTGGATTACGCGTCGTATCTGTACCGTACGCTTGTAGATAAGATAGATATTATACTCTATACCGAACCTGATATCCCATTGGTTGACGACGGGGAGAGAAGCGTTAACGTAGGGTTTAGAAAGGATATTGTAGATATATTTGAAGAGGTTTTAGATTCAGCTGCAGCTTCAACTAAGTTAGTTAGATTGAAAGGATCAGTTGAAAATCGTATGAAGGTAATATATAATGAGATAGAAAATTATGGCAAATAAAGAACTAGATAATAGCAGAATTAGTAAGCACTTAGGACAGACATCGCAGTATAAGAGTCAATATGACCCTGAATTGCTTGTTAAGGAGCCTAGATCAAATAATAGAGGATACCTAGGTATTGTAGAGGGTGATTTACCCTTCGTCGGTTATGATACGTGGAATGCATATGAGTGTTCCTTTCTTCTGAGTAACGGACGACCTGTAACCGGTGTTGTAAAGATTGTATATGATTGCAATAGCACATATATCGTCGAGAGTAAGAGTATTAAACTATACCTTAACTCCTTTAATATGACGCAGTTTGAAGGTAGTCAAGATGGAGCAGTAGCGCAGTTCGAATCTAAAGTTAGTGAAGATCTTAGTCAGCTACTCGAGACTGATGTAGCTGTTAACTTCTTTGATCCGGGAGCGATTGATCAGTACGATGTATGTGCTCATCAAGAATGGCAGCTAGCTGAGTATAATACACTTGAAGATCAGGTATGTGATGAAGATACTGTATATACTGTATATAACGAGACGCCTGAGCTACTTGAAGAAGGTAAAGTATCAGGAGATACAGACGTTGAAGTTAAGTATCACTCAGCGCTACTTAAGAGTAACTGCCGAGTAACGTCTCAGCCTGATTGGGGTGATGTAATGATTCATATGAAGTCTAAGCATACGGTTGATAAAGCTGCATTATTGAAGTATATTATCTCATTTAGAGATGAGTGTCACTTCCATGAAGAGATTTGTGAATGCATTTATCAGCGTTTAATGAAGGCGTTTGAACCTACTGAGTTGGGTGTGATGTGTCTATATGCACGTAGAGGTGGTATTGATATTAACCCTGTTAGAGCGTCAGACGAGGTCGTATTAAATCACGTAGCTGGTACTTTGATCGATCCACGGTTGGTGCATATTAAAACGTCTAAGCAGTAAGCTTAATAATACATATTAACATAAAAAAAGGGTATCGGCGAAAGCCGATACCCTTAAGTTTGTTTATCTTATACTGTCTAAGTCTTAGAAGTACACGCTGTTTGAAGCAGGTGTAAATGAGACCCCAAGTCCAGTAACGAGAATAGTGTGGTAGTAGAGGTTAGCTCCAAAGATATTATCAACTACGCCGTAACGTGTAAGCAAGCCTACACGTGGTGCGAAGTCATTAGGACCAATGGTGCGCTGAACCATAACCGGGATGTACGGACAATAGATAATACCAGTGTCATAGAACTCAGGTCCCTTGTAACCCAATAGGGCGTACTCAGGCTTCTCTGCATTTAATGCATCGATGTTGTTACCATCTGTTCTAGTATCACGGTATACATTGAAACGTCCACCAAGATTACCGATCTTAGCTACTCCGACAGGCTGTGTGTTTACGTTACCTTGTACAGGTGCCCACTGGAATTCAGGGAGCATCTCAAGGATGGCGCATACGCGTGGTGTTGCAACAATAAAGTTTGCAGCGCCACGACGGTTACGTACAGCAATGCGGTTCGCTTCGATGATTAATCTTTGATAGAAATCACGATTACGTTCTACTAACCAACGACCGTCGGCGGAAGCAGGACTCCAGATGGAGTAACCAGCACCCTCGCCCGCGTCCAGTGAAACCTGAATCATACGGACCAACATTTCACGGTCGATCTCGGCCTGAATTTCGTACGACATAGCGTTCGTTAATTCAGTATCGATATCGATACCATTCATGTTTTTAAGGTCCTGTTCAAGTTCAACTGACCAGCGCGCGCCTAGGCGTCTAGTTCCAGCTTCTACTGCTGTCTTCTCAAATGATACTTCAAAGGATGGAATGTTTCCAGTTACTTCGAAGTTTTTGAGAATAGCAGCTACACCCTTGTCTCTCTCACTGATTAGGTTATTTACGTTATACGCAGTGTCGCCTGTACCAGAGAGATAAGCAGCGGATGTACCAGTGTATGCAGTTTGCAAGTAGTTGTAACCTGCCTCTTGGCCGGCTGCATCCGCGAGGATACCGCTTTGACCAGAAGGAGTGTTACCAGCACCTGTTTTGCCGTCGATACCAGTACCAAGGGTTTCCCCAGAATAGCGATAACGAAGAGCAAAAGCAAGTCCGACTGGACCTGCCATTGGCTGCACACCAACAATCTCGTTAGTGATTAACTCGGGGAAAGTTCGTCTAATCATTGGAATCAAGATCTTCGGGAGACGGAAGTCACCTTGAGCGTACTCGTCGGTACCAGGGGTACCAAACGCAGAACGACCAGTGGTCTGTCCGGTTCCGATGGAACCACCTGCGCCAGCAACGTTACCGTTGGTTGGTGTGTAGTTAGGTCCATTCTCCTGAATACACCATTGCTCTTGATTTTCAAGAAGCATTGCTGTGTTCAGTCGAGTGTGACTGTCTTCGATGGGTGCAACTGACTTAGAAGAATAGTCCAATACTGGAGCCCATTTTTCTAAGAGGGAAGCTGCTCTAGATTCGTCAATATAAGCCTGTGATGGGCGGATTGAATTCATAATAGTTTTAATTTCCTTTCGTTAAATTATATACATAATGTATATAAAGTTTTTTGTTTCGACCCCAAGGCATGCATTTATAAAACATACATGCCAGGTAACTCATGAGATACATCTACAGGAGAAAGAATTAGTACTTACTAAGCTCAGACATGTACGGGCTAGCAGCAGCAGCTGATTCAACAACTACTTGCTCCTGGAGTACGTCTGACTTGGAAGTATCCTTCAAAGCTTCTGTTTTTAGGCTCTCAAGCCTGCTTTCTTCTTTTTTACCGAATAGCTTCAGTGTGTAGTCAAAGTTCTCAGCGATATAGTCATAAGACTTACCATTGAGCATCTTCTTAACAAACTTACTTGTTCTTTCGTCGAGCCTAGATGTTTTCTGTTCAATAAGAAGATTAGACTTAATACTATTAAGTTCTTCTATTACAGCATCTTTCTCTTGAAGTGCAGACTCAAGCCGTACAGTGGCTTCATTAATTTGGTTCTTACCATCAGAAACAGCATCTTTGATGCTCTTCTTCTCAAGAGCGCTATCTACTGCTAAGTGCTTACGTAAGCCCTCTAGTACAGTAATTGCTTTCTTGTTTTTAACTGCTTCTTTAATTTCAGCAGTTGGTACAGATTCTTCTAAAAATGCATCGAGGTATTCGGAAATGGACTCAACCAAATCAGCTTTAAATACTTCGGCATCTTCGTTTAAAGTATTTTCATACTTAGTAACAACAGCCTTAAGCTTTGCTACTCTATCTTTATCGATAGCTTTAACAACTTTTTCTAATTTAGCAGAATGATCTGCGTCAATGGCTTCTAAGAGCTGCTCAAGTTTAGCTGAGTAAAGCTCATCTTGCTCAAGCAAGGCTTTATCAACGTGGAGCTTAGCTTTTTCTTGTAAGCGAGAATTGAATGCATTTTCAATATCGGTTAAGACGACCTCGTCGACTTGCCCGTTTGTTGCTTCTCTTAAAATGTCGGAAATGTTTTGCATAGGTTAAAAGATTGTTGTATTATTATTTATGATTTTAGTCTTAATTTTCCCGCTTATTGCCTTATTTAAATGAGAATTAGCGTCTTTATATTCCTTATTAATGACCTTATCAATAAATTTAACGATTTCCTTCTTAATATTTTGTTGACTCATAATAGTTTATAGACCTTTAATGAATTTTAACATATTTTCTCTCAAAAACGCATCTACGTTCTTAAGGGGCATATTTGCGATAGTCTTTTCAAAGCTATCATATGCTTCTTCAAACTGCCCATACTGGTTGAGTACGTATTGCTTGCTTTCAAGGATACCATTAACAAAGGCTTTTGGAAAGGACGGATCAGCCACACAGTCGATTGCTACCAGTTTAAAATCTTTTACGCGGTTAACACCGTCGCGGTTACTTTCAGGGATTAGTTGGCCTAACGCTCTAGAGCTCATACCAACTCTTACACCATCATTAATAAGACTTCTTACAATTAAGCCGGTTGGTGTTGATAATACTTTACTCTTACCATAGAATACATTACCGTCCTGAGACATCTCAGTTACAATATGACAAGCTCTTTCTAAATCTACGTCAGCAGTTGAAGGGTGATTAAGCTCTCCCATCGCCCTACCAGGCTTGACCATTTCTTCTTCGTACCGAGATACTTCGTCTCTCATCTCATTAAGAGAGTAGATACGCTTATTACGGTTAACATCTTCAGCCATCATATAAGGGCCTTTAATATAGAGGCTCTGCTTACCTTTGGTAGAGCCCTCTTCAAGAACATATTCGAAGGACTCGCGAGGTGCTGGTGTTTCGACTATTAGATTTAATCCCATATATACAAATTATTTATAGGCCAACCACCTTTTTTCTACACTAAAAGTAAAATTTCTACTAAACTTAACGTATACCTAATTCTTTTTCGGTTAAAATAAGGAATTCATAACCTTTCTGATCAGCCCATCGCTTAGCTGCCTCCCATTTTGCCTGATTCACCACCCAAGTTCGTTGCTCGTATATCAACGTAGTTTTCTTTTTTGAGCTTGTTGTTGTTGGTTTAGATACAGACCCGCTAGGTTTTATTTCAATAAGATACTTCAAAGGCTTATTATCTCTATTAAGAAACACTATAAAGTTATCAACAAAATACCTATGCACCCTACCATCTAATGGGCTCACATAAGGTACAATGATACTCTCACTACCCCATTTAAGCACTCTACTGTTAGAATCAGCCCATTTAAAGAACTTTAACTCCCAGCTAGATCTATAAACAGGGTCCGAACCACCTGCATACTTCTTTCTATTAATAGGCTTGTATATACCTTGCCTATATTTTTTCTTCTTCTTCATTCCTTAAACAAACGGCCCTTGCTCACCTACTGCAGTAGAATTAGCAACGCCTCTATCACTGTCGCCGATAATTCTAAAGACATTATAGGGATCATTATTACCGATACCGGATAGATAAGCTGCACTTGTACCTGTATAAGAGGTATCCAGATAGTTATAACCAGCTTCGTTGCTCATTAACCTACAAAGAACAAAGGTGGTTCAGCGTCGCCTAGGCCAGGTGCACCTTCGTATAGCATAGATTCTAAACTAGCCTTCTCAGCTAAGCCTTGTGTCATAAGATCAGAAGAGTTTAAACTACCGCCACCGAATAAGGTCACTGCACCATACTTACCTCGAATATTTGCAACTGTGATTTTAGTTAGCGCTAATGAGTATTGGTATACCCAGTGCTCTTTAATCACATCTCTTACAGGGCGTTCAACAGAGCACATTACAACACCGTAGAATCTACTAGCTGAACCACCACCAGATCTCGGCTGAGGATACATTCTCAACATCTGAGTGCGGTCATCGAATGTATAACTACGTCTAGTAGCTAGGAGCTTCTCTCGCATCTCCATCCAATCCTTAAGAACGTACCAACTAATCAAATCAAATCCATAGCTACCCATAGCATAACTGAAGTATGTTTGCTGAGCCATTGTCTGCTCAATAGTAAATAGCTGATTAACACCTGATGATGTACCCTCCTCGAAATCCTGGACAGCTATAACCTTTCTGTAATCCATTACATCATAATCATAGCTATTGAAGTATGATGTATCAACATTAGGAGAATCGGCTCCTGATGCAGAGCCTAATATACTAAAGGACTTAACAGGTTGTGCTATAAATGAACTGCTGAGTGCTGGTAGGTCTTCTATAACCTTATCATATATTGTACCATCAACAATATCATTTGCGGATAAGTTATTACCGCTAGTAAAGACGGTTGAAAGGGCACTACTAGTAGTAAATGCTGTTGACGGTATAGCTGATGTAACTATATATGTAGCATTAGTTGCTTTATTTTCAATTCTATTAGTAAAATCTGGAGACTTTACACCGTCTAGATACTCTTGACCAAATGTACCTTTTGTATTAATTGTAAATAGGTGATCTAATTTGATGCCTTGGTTTAAGACATACAAATCACTATCAAATAAAAGATACTCTTGTGTATACCCAGCAAACTTAGTAAACATCTCAACAGCAATCTGAATATTAGTATAGAGGCTATCACGATGAATCTCTATATTAATAAAAGGATAACCTAATGTATTAAGAATTCTATCACTCAGCTCATTAAAAGTATTGATCTTACTACTAAGATTTGTACTTTGAAATGCCGAGACTGGTTTTATATCACACTTTGCCATTAATAATATTTAGTTATATACACAACCATTACCCGAGTTACGTGGATAAATATATGGCAGTAGGAAATATACGCTTAGCCTTATTTAGACAGCAGGTTCTGCTGGACCGGCTTCATCACCGCCCTCAGCTGCAACTTCGGCTTCTACACCAGTATCAGCTTCACCACCAGTATCAGCTGGTGATCCGCCAAAATCAGGTGCTACACCAGATGGTACGCCGCTCTGCAATCCTGATACTTCATCACCCATACCAGGAGCAGCCTGTAGCTCATCCTTCCAGTTTGGACCACCACCAGCTATCTGCTGCAGCTCCCACTGAAACTCAGCGTCCTTCCGTAATAGCTCTCTATTAGTTTTAATATCATTCTCATTCCAACCAAGATACTTCTTCTGACCGTAGGTAGCAGAGATAAATTCGTTAGCTGCTAAGTTATTGTAGTTAGTAGCTTTCAGCTCAAGCTTCTGATTCTCTCTTAATTCAAAGAAGTTTGTAGGTACATTAAATTCGAGATGTAAATTCTGCTCTTTAATACCATACTTCTCTTTAATACCTTTAAGCTCGATATGTGTTAAGAAGCCGTTCTTAAGACCAGCTGCAAATTGCTGCTGTAATCTAATAATAAACTTAGCGAACTTAAGTTCGTCGCGTAGTATCTCACTACCATCTGCTGCCTTTTCATCCGGATTAAGCCTGTTCACCGGTACCTTTAATGATTTATAAAGCTTATTAACAAAGTACATTAGGTCCGCTAACTCACCTAAGTTAGCACCACCCTGTAGCTGTGTAACAGAAGTCCCGTCCGAACCAGCTCTCTTAGCGAACCAGAATGAATCGAGCATTGACTGTGGGTTAAACTTCTGAACTGCGCCTTCCTGATTAACATCAAATGTTTTCTTTGACCAATATTGCTGAATAAGCTTTCTGAGATATGCTTCTGCTTTAGGAGGTGCCATGTTACCTACGTCAACGTTGAATACAAGTCTCTCAGGTGCTCTTACTAAGCGGTAAATTACGATACTATCTTCAACAAGTGATAATTGTCTATAAGCTCTTCTAGAGTTCTCAATAAATGGTAGTCGGAATGTCTTATCCTGATTCCATATGCCGGAATGACAATATGTTACCTGATTATTATCCATCGGTATATACTCCATCTTTTCAACCTTATCGGGCTTGTTAGGATCGAAGATTGGCTTTCGTAAAATATACCCCTTGATGAGCATATTCTGGATATTATCATATACTGAGTCAATAAGATCTGACGGTAACTGTACGATACCTAGTATACCTTCTTTAGTATACTCTTTATGAATAATATGCTCGAAGAATACTTCACCTTCACATAGCATCTGTCTAAAGTACTCGAAGCCTTTCCTCTCTAGAGCAAAGTAGTCGATATACTTTTCAAACTCCTTTTCGACAAGAAGCTGATCTTCTTCCTTTAGATCTGTATTGCGGAATTTTAGTTTAACAATATTACCGCTATCGTCTATGTTAATAACTTGATCGCAGATCTCATCAAGTGCATCAGAGATTTCAGCGAAGGATGCCATTATTCGATAGTCACGTAATCTACCTGACTTATTCTCTTCAATATTAGCATATACTAGTTCTGCATATTGACCTTCCTTACTGACCTGACCAGCAGCAACAGTATTGTAGTCATTCTGGTAGAATACAGACTGATTAGCTAGCGCCTCAGACCTTCTTACTCCTGTAGTTTGAAACTCTTGATACTTCGGGTTCAGATTACCAATAAGATCATCCGCATTAGGCGTCTGATAAGGTAATCTACTAGCTACACTCTTCATGAAGTTAGAGTTAAAAAATGATTTCTTTTCGTTGTCCGCCATAGTCTTAATTATTTAATATTGTTTTTGCGATTATAAAGCGTCTATTAAAGGAATTCTATATATATTGGCTTATTACCTTTACCATCCTCGCCTTCTGGTGCCGTAGCAGAGAGATACGAGTTAACTGATGTATCCCAACCGGCACTATTATATGGTACAAATGCAAAGGTACCTTCTAGATCATCTGATGTAGGTAGTGTTAGAGATATAGAATTCTCACTATTGACAGTATAATCTATTTGCTGCCCAGTTATAGCTCCTTGTCTAGTGAACTGGTCGAATACATCGACGCTAGTTAATGAGTTGGTATTTGATGCTGATAATATTAGCCCGTCAAGTAAGTTAAACCTCATACCCTCTAGACTAATCTCAAGATCATCTGAAGGTAGAGTGTCATATACGATAGGTTCTTGTAATCTGACACCGTTAACGAATAGACCTGTAACATACGGAGAAGCAGATGTCTCAAATGACTCAGTTGTATAACCTGATAAGTCAGCGCCAGTCATTGACTCATACTCTGTAATATGGCTCTCTGCTACAAAGTTCTGATCAATATAAAATATATTACCAGCTGGCTGGTCCTCATCTTTGAATAACCACCCCTTAATAGTAAATGTTGTATCTGCTGTAACACGTGCTTTTTGAGCGCCTGTTAGTTCGATAGGGTAACTCATTGCCACATTACCGCCCCATAGTACTTCAGATCTAATCTCCTGATCTATATCTGTATTAAACTCTTTAGGCAGGTACCAAGATATAATAACATAAGGGTTACAGAAAGGTACGAAGTTAGACAATATCTGATCTATATCAGTTTGATACCGTGCGAGAATAGATACGTTAAGCTCTAGATTAATAGGTATAGGTGTCTTGATATGACGTGAATATAGATCACCTGCTTTTTGACCCTCTGAGTTAGCGCTATAATAGAAGCCATCTAACTTGTTAAATACGCGTGTTGGGTCTCTAGATATACTGGATACCGAAACAGCAACTGCAGGTATAGTGATTGTTTTATTTAAGTTAACAATATCATGCATTACACGCTGCTTAGGTGCATACAAGTACCTAACGTTAATACGGTCCTCTTCTTCACGATTTTTATTAAATCTGCCTATAACAATATCGTCAAACGCAGCTACAAACTGCGCGACCATGTCTTTAATCTCAAAATAGTACGGACGAGCTTTCACTTAATTATTTAATCCCAAGGGAAGACATACCATGAATCATTATCAGCAACGAGACCAGTAATGTCCTCATTGAATGAAGTACTTGATCGCCTGATGAGAGATGCGTATGTTATTGTTTTAATTTCATCATGATCAAAATGATGTTGAATGTAATCCTTTACGGATGAGAAGGTAAGACCCGAGTCATTAATATCATCAACGATAAGAACATTACCTGCTAGTTGAGGTGCGCCATAGTATTGAATATTATCTACATCACGGGTACGTACTCCGAGCTGCTGTAGATTATGACACTTAGTTTTGTAAGCTAAAATAGTAGCAGGTATCATACCTCCGCGAGCTAAACCGAGAATAGTATCAAACTTCTCCATAGGTAGCTCTTTTAAAATACCTTCTATAGATTGATCAATGTCTTTCCACTCGATGTGGACCTTACCTTCATAGTCGTGCATACACTATTATAACCTATGCTCGTCGTGATGCAAGAGTTATCTTACGCTTATATTGAGGCGAAGCCATTTGTTGCATGACTTGATTAAGCGCTTTTACCTTATGGACTAGTACTGAATCTGGGTCACCAATCTTAGCATTGATAGCGAGGATAGGTGCCTTTGATAGGTCAGCAAGATCTCTACGTATATTATCTGTTAATGTAGTTAGATTAACTCTACCATACCCTGTTATAAGTATCGATGGATTAGAAGGAGTAGCGAGAGTATCTTCATGCTTAAGGTCAATATAGCCATATACCTTGCCTTCATTATCAGAAGCGAGATCAACAGAAGACATTATACCACCTGCATTAGCTTTACCTCTACCGGTTAAGCCAGAAAATTGATCAAGGTTTGAATTCTGTAGATCATCACCCGGTCGATATTTGTCATTATTAGAGTTACGCTGCTGCATCGTCCCAATAGCAGATTGGTTAAGGTATGATTCAACGATGTTTCTATCTTCTTCTCGCATAATATTATTTATACCATCTCATCGAATTTAATCATTAGCCTCTCCCATTCATGACATTCGAGCTCACATGGGTTCTTGAGGTAGTTATCATTCATAGCTGCAAGATCTTTAAGTGAGTAGGCAATCTTCTTCTCTGGTACCTTCTGCAGCACGGCCTGCACCCAATGACGAAACTCATGAGCAATAGACGATAAGAAATACTCTCTCTTCTTCTGCTTAGTATCGCAAGCATAAGCTATCAGACCCACCTCAATTTCATCTTCGCCCCAGAAGTATGAAGAGCTCGGAGAGTTAATACCCTTGATCTTAACATCGTACGACCAATATTTACGAGTAGGTACTAGACTATTAGCAAGGTAGTTAAGAAACAATTCCAGCTTACGCTTATCTACATCAAACAAGCGAAGCTTCTTATTAATAGCCTTATCACATTTAAACTTAATATCGATCATACCATTATTATATCGGTGTTCCCTTATGCGATTTCCGGACTAGGTACTTTGTCTTTCTCTATGTCCATAGTCTATGATGGTGCTTAATAATAGCTCTCATACAATCCTTATCCTTCTTAAGTTTTATAGCTTCAAGTCTACCTACCTCTTTATAACACGCTGTTTGCTCAGGCGAAACGGTTATCTCATAATGTCCATCAACGGTTTCACTCTTGCTGAATAGTGTCTCAAGTGGCTCCCGTGGTGGGTATGCAGCATCTATCTTCTCATCTATATCATTACGACCAGTCTTAATCCAGTTATAAGCCTTCATTAGCTCTTTGTCAACCTCCATCTGCTCATCAGCATAGGCCTGACTTACAAACTTAAGCTTAACTTCTTCAGCCCAATCATAACCAATGTCGTGTACCCAGTTAACTTTGCGTTCAACCTCTACATGATGCTCAAGGCACTTAAATAACATCCGCGGAATAAGTTCAACCTTATCACAATATGTATCAGGTATAACATTAGTCAACCATTCCTGCTTTGGATGGAAGAAGCATTTGACCTTATATCGTAGGTCATACCAGAAGTGCCAGCTGAATAGTAGTTCAATTTTCATTATACTAGGATAGCTAATCTTTTTTTATTCGTATTCATAATAATATTATATCGGAGTTCCTATAAGGGCATCTTACTTCTTCCGGAAGAAAGCCACCCGCCGCAGGCCGCCCACAGACGCGCCGCAGGCGCGCAAAAAAATCTCTCCGCAGTACTGAGCCGCCCGCCGCTCACATATGCACCATGCCCACGGTATATAGAACTCTGATATCTGATAGGAGTATCCGGAGACGCCCTCATACTATAGAGGCGGGAATCCCGCTAACTTAGAAGATAGGAAAGGTACTTAGGAATGTTATATTCTCTTATACCCCTTTGGGGTGACTAGAAGGGTACTGTATATAGACGCCGTCCCGACACGGACAACCTAAGGAGACAGGGGCCATTCATATGTCTGATACGATCGATACTCTCGGAAGGATCGGAGCAAGCGGAGGCTATAAGAGGCGAGAGAAAACGGGGCTATATAAGAGGCAGGCGAGCGCGCACAAAAATTTTTTATGGCATGGGACTATACTAGTTCTGATTCCTCTGCTCTATATATATACCTTTCCAGTGGCGTGCTCTCTCAGAGCGGGTCTCTCTCTGACAAGCTTTGTATTCTGAGAACGCGGCGGTGGTATAGAAAAAGGGCCTAGCTCTCTCGAACTAGGCCCACAACAACAAATTAAAGCAAGAGGTAGACTGTAAGTTATATTATTAGTTGTAGTCTGTTTTAAGGAGCCTCCTCTTGCTATCATACAGCGTCGCAGCTGATTGATATTAAACTGGTGACCATTCGATTACATCCGACTCTTCTGTCTTCCAATCGATAGTATCGGCGATGTAATTGATCACGGTTGACTTGATGCCACTTTCGGAAGTGCGTAAGGAGCGGCCATCTGATGTCCAGGGCTTGATGTCGATAGTGTGATTAGGGAATCGATCTTGGAGTGATTGCTTGAGCTCATCTGCTAGTTCTGGATTGTCGTGAGCTAGTTTGGCTCCAAAGAGCTTGATGCGATTGTGACCTACTCTCTTATCGTTGTAGATGTTTCCGTCGAAATGGATCCCGAGTGATTCGAGAGCTGCTTTTACGTGACGTTGGTTTAGTATACTGTTCGTGTTCATATTAATATTATATCGGAGTTCCTATGCATCTAGCATTGCAGACTTCTTATGTCCTTCTTCTTCATTAGTGTTGTATCCTTTAGTGTAAGCTGTGATCTGCTCGGCGGACATATCAACCATATCTACACGAGGGGAGTTATATGAGCCTGAGCCATACATATAGCAGTGCGGGTCAAAGGAGCGATCGTAATAGCTATCTGCTGCTCCTCGATCGTATGGTGAGCCATGGGACTTGTCGTATTGTGGGGTTGTAGCTGTCATAT